ATTGAGTTCTGGCATTCATACCTGTACTGCAGGTGGATCGGGTACAAGTTGTATTGGATCAACTAAAGTAACAATCACCATTGACTAAGCTTTGGTTATTAGTTTTATTACTATTACCTGCAAGAACAATTGCAGTTCCTATTGTGCCACAATTTCGTAGTGGAAGTTCCAGTACATCAAGCACAACTGAATCTGTTATAAATGAAACTATTACAAGCCATCAGTATAGAACAGGATATAGCTACTCAGCATCAGGACATAATATTGAAAGTGCCGATACAAATAAATACATCAACCCTACAGCTACAACACTTACAGAACAAACAGTTGGAGGTGTAAATTTTAGTTGGACTTCACCAAACTTAGAAGCAGTACCAAGATGGACAATCGTAAATCCAGCAGGTGCATTTTCTCTACAAGAAACATTAATAACACCAGGTCTAGATACAGTGACAACAATAACAAGAACAATAAATACAAGCACTACAACAGAAACTACAACTACATTTGGGCAATAGCATTATTTCTTTGCCCTGCAAGGGTTTTGGCTAATACAACAGTTGCAAGTCCTAGCAGTAATGCACAGGGCGTGGTAAATAACAATGCAACTATGATTACGCCAAGCTCAATGCCAAGTTATAGAATGAGTCAGGGCATAGTCTGTGCTTCTCCTAGCCTTACAATTACACCTTATGTAACTGATGCACATTCGTTTTCTTTACCTAGAGAAACTGTAACCAGACAAAATATATATGACGAGGATACTGGTGAGATAAAATATGTACAGGAAACACCTAGATTTGAAAAGGAAAACTTTAACCTTAATTATGGAATCTCTGCTCAAATAAACATACCATTAGGAAAATCACCTGCACTTTGCCATAAAGCAACTGAAATAAATATAAAAAATCAAGAATTATTATATAAAAAACTAGCTATGGAGATTAGTCTTTTTCGTTTAGAGCAATGTGCAAAACAGGCAAAACTTGGAGCTACTTTTAAACCTAATACACCTGGTGCTGTTACCTGTAAAGATATTGTTGTTACTATTCCGCCAAATCAAGTTATACCGCACAAACATAAAATAGAGCAGTAGACAAGCTACAGGAAACTTGCCTACCTAGACACCCTATCCATTGCCTTTTCAAATAGGGTATATTTATTTTACTTTTCTTTTTTCTTTTTTGTAAACTTATTTATAACTTGTTTTACAAGTGGTTTTATAACATTAAGTAATAGTGGAGTAGAGGCAGCAACAGTAGCAATAACAACTGTATTAACAACAGCACTAGTAGTTGGGATGTATTGATCGATAAACGGAACGTTTTCATAAACAACAATACATTCAATACCATCTTCTCCCCTCTTATAACCCTTAACTCTTTCTGTACGCAACTCTGATGTAAACTCTCCCACCCTTCTGTCATTTTTACCAGGACAATCAGGTATTACAATCTCCTCATCTTTTTTTTCTGGTAATTTTGCATCTGGTGTTTTTGTTTCTGGTAAAGGTAATGCCTCGTTATTAATAGGTGCTTGTTCTGTAATGACAAGATTCTCAGGTGTATAGTCAAGAGGAATAAAACTAGGAAATGGTACATCGCACGTTGTATATACACCATTAGGATCTTCAAGCAATAAATTACGATTACCAGTATTTTTTATATCACGATGTTGATATGTACAACCAGGTACATCAATATCTGGTGGTTTTGCAATATTTATATAGTGTTGGCTGTAAGGTTCTGGTATATCAGGTACATATATTTCTGGAATATGTATCTCAGGTATTTCCATCAAATAGGCAAAGACTTACCTGTAACAGAAGGTAGTTTTTTATCTATCTGTCCTGGTAATATTTTTTGTACTTCTTGCATTACCTCGTTCATAACTTTTGTTTTAAACTGTGGCGAAGAAAAGTATCTATATGCAAAGTATCCACCTCCAAGCATTGACGTTGACAACAATAATGAGAGGATAGAAGCAACCTGAGTTATGCGAGTTAGTAACATGAAAGAAGCCTTTGCGAAAGCATTAGTACCTGTGACTATTATAACTTTCTGTGGTATCTGTGCATTAGCACCACTTTATGTTGGCTTATCAGTTCTTTCTACCAAGGTACACCAGAAGTCGCAGTAGGTGTTTTTGATTCTGTTATCTGTGCAGCAATCCTTGTTTCAATAGCTGTTACTTCATCAGAACCTAGTGCAGCTTTAGACCATGCAATCGCATTAGCTTTTGTAATGTCTGCATAAGCAGTAAAAGAACTGCTATCAGCTTCAGCAAGTCCTACGGAACCATAAGCATATCCAGTATGATCTCCGTCTGCATCACTAGCAGTCCAGTGAACATTGGTCACAACATCAGATAAACTTCCAACAGTTTTTGTTGCATCTAAAGCAACGATATCCCAAGTAACAGCCATGATAATAATTGTTTAGTTTTATTTTACTTTGATTCTACAGGTTGCACAACATCACTTAGTTTTTCTAACTGTTTTAATGCTCCTTGATCTTCCATTATTGGCTGCATTAATTGTTGTGCTTCTGCCTGTTTTGTCTGTATTTCTTTTTGAAGCATTTGCAACTTTGCAATATTTAAATCAAGACGAGTTTTTGTTTCGTCATAAAGCTCTTGTGGAGTTGCCATAAAATTAATTTAAGTTATCCAATTTTACTAAGCAGATTCTAATGCTGCAACTTTATCTGATAATTCTTGAATTGCTTTTAATAATATTGGTATAGTCTCTGTATATTTTATACCAAGATGCTCCTCTGTATCAGAAGCTTTTACTTTACCTGAATCTAATACTTGGTCAAATTTATCAATAAAATCTTGCGCTATAAATCCAATTGTTTCTTTAAAATCTTTAATATCTTTCCTCAAATAACTTACACATCTTATATCAGAAATTTTATCAAGAACAGAGCCAATATCTTTAATATTCTCCTTTAATCTTTCGTCAGAATAAGTTGTAAATGATGTTGCACTACCACTAAGTTGCGCCCCAGCAGTTTCAGCACCAGAATAAAACCTTAATGCTCTTTGTGTGGAAGTTTGACCAAAATGTGATGCTGTCGCATCCATAAAAAGAATAGTTCTATAACCATTACCATTAACTTGAATATGAGGATTATCTTCATTTAAGTCTGCACTTTCAAAAACATGTAATTTTGCATTAGAACTTGTAGTTCCTATTAAAACATTTCCCTCTGAATCTATTCTGAGACGTTCTGCTGGACTAGCACCATTTCCACCAGTATAAAAACTTAATCCTCTTGCATTATTACCGTTTGTACCGTTTTCTTTAAATGCTCGCATTTCACAAGCACCAGTTTGATTTCCTGTATTACCAGTATTTACATTAAATTCTATTGCAGTGCTTGTATCAGCTGCGTAAGTAGTTGTGTCGTAATTATTTAAATGTATAATTGCTCCAGATTCTCCTTGTACATTTAATTTTTTTGGATACCCTGTCGTAGTTAATCCTAAAAACATTCTTCCAGACGAATCTATGCGAACACGCTCTACTGGTGCAGCTGCACTTGATGTAGCAAATATTAATGAACCATTACGACTTGAGTGACTATCATTTTTACCTATCACTTTTGATGTAGACAATCCAGTAGATGCCATAAAATCAATACTGTTTTGATTATTGTTAGTATTATTACAATTTTGTAAAGTTAAAATTGCTCCCATTGCAGCAGCAGCACCTATACTTGTAGAACTGCCACCTCCTGTAATTTGAACGCTGGCACCAGTAGTGCTACTAGTTCCACCACCCTCAGATATTCTTAAAGTTTTTCCACCAGTATCAAATTGTGCTCCTGATACAGTAGTTGAAGGTTGTGCTGTGCAACCTATTCTTACTGACCCATCAGCTAAAAATCTCATAACCTCATTAGGATCACTACCTGAATTTGAAGAAGTGGCGAAACTAAGTCCAGTTGATCCATTTCCACCATTTTCAAATGTATTTATAGCAGCGACAACAGTTGTTCCTCCACTTAAAATAAAACCAATATTATTTGAAAATCTTGATGAAGAGTCAGTTGCTTCCAAAACAAGTTGGTATCTGTCTGCAACTCTTGTCAAAGCTGCAGTATCAGTTACTATATTTCCTAAATCAAATCTTGCTCTTGGGGCTGCAATTGCAACACCAATTCGATCATTGCCAGCATCTAGTTTAAATAAATTAGCTTGTGAGTCACCTTCTATTCTGAAATCTGTATCCTCGCCACTTTCATTAAATGTTATTTCTGAGGTATCTATTTGCAATCTACTAACACCACCTGTCGCAATATCAAAAACATTTGCTCCAGAACTAAAAATACCTGTGTTTAGATCATCCCTAAAAGCTAGTGCTGGCGTACTTGCAGACCCATCTTCAAGAGTTAAAGTTCCGTCTAATTGTAAAAGTTCTACCCATGCGTTGTCTGCTGAGTTTCTAATTTTTAAAACACCGTTAGTTGTATCAGCCCACCACATATAAGCTGCTGTGGTAGATGGAGCGGAAGAACTACTGTTATTTGTTAATATTGCTTGCAGCACACTATTAATATCAGCCCTGACGTTAGCTCCTGTAGAGTTGTCTATTACATAATCGTGTGTTGCCATTACCTAATCCAATTTTTTATCTAAGTATATCTTAATCTAAAACTAACTACCACGCCCAAATCCTGTTGCTGCATATTTGAAATTTCTATTAACAAAAGTTTCATTACCTGATACATCTCTATTTTTAACATTTATCGTAAAACCTGTTGATGTAATTGTTGGTATTGTGAAAAAATCACCTGCTTGTGCATTTAAAATTGTAATACCAATAGATGGTAATACAGTATCTGTACCAACACTAGTACCAGATTGACCTGTAAAGAAACTATTTGTGAAAGTAACTGTTTTTGTAGAAGAACCAGAGGCTATAACTCCATTTGTAGCACCTGCATTACCAAGACTTGTTTCTGTACGACTTTCAAGCTCTGCTGTATATCCAAGCTGATCTATTTCAATTGATTGTGCTGGATCAGTTGATTCTAAATCTGCTCTAAATTTAAATCCTCTTGCAACATAAGAACCATTTACAAAAGGCATAAAGTCAGAAAATTCAGCACTATAAGTACAGTTACCACTTGTTGAAAGAGAAGTGGCAGATGTTAATGTAAAACTATTGGCATTTGGAACTGTTTGTATTTCATAATCACCATCAACACCTGTTCCAGAAGTAAAATTAACATTAACAAAACTACCAACTGAATAACCATGTGATGATTTTGTAATTGTTATTGTTGTACCAGATATTGTATAACTATCAGCCGTAACTGATGTATCAGGATCACTATTTGTTGTTGCAACTAAAAGTTTTGCATTTACGTTAAATGCAGTAGCACCATCAAAATCAGTCCATGTATTAATATTAGCTGTTCTTTTATCTATTAAATCATTAGGATAAAAACCTTGTGTCACAAAATGTCTTCGTAAACGGACAGGTTGCACTCCACCAAGATCAAGTGTTTGTGCAAAACTATATTGACCGCCTGTTTCAAAATCTACATTACCTAAAAAGTCAAAATCCGCAATTGCATCAAAATCAGTTACATCATCTAAAACTTCTGTTGATCCTAATACTAAACCATTAACCTCATCACTAAAAAAACAATCACTTTTTGCACCATTAAAAGGCGGTGAATCTGTATCTTCTCTATCTGTAAATACTGTTAAACTAGGAAAAGGATCAGGTGTAGTTCCTATAACAACAATTTTTGCCTCACCACTACTTAATCTGCCACCGTCATCTTGAAATTTTAAAATATATGTTCCAGTTTGTATATTAGGCAAAATTGTCTCACTAACTGATCCTGGCAATGCAGGGAGAACATCTACTGAATTTGTAAAAGTTGCACCAGATGTAAGATTAGAACTACGAATAACAACGTTGCCTCCATGTAGAACATCAACATCCGTAGATTTATCAAAACGTAATCTTACAAATTGATTTGATAAAGGTTCAATTTTTACATTTTGCACATCACCTGGTAAAGCAGTTTTACCAACCGCATTAAAAGTTAGTGTTGTAGGTTGTACGCTAGGTTCAAAAAATGCATTGTAACTATATACTTCAAATTCGTATGTACCTAATTCAGTATCAAATATTTCAAAAACAGGACTCTGTACAATAGTTGTCTGGAAACTACCATTATTAAATTTATGTTTTACAGAATATTGTGAAACACCTGCTACTGGTTGCCATGTAACAATTAACTTACTAACTGCTCTGTCACCAAGAACAATAATTCTTTCTTCACCTGCAATATTACTTGGTGCTGGTTTTGGTTCTATAAGATTTGTTATGACAGGAATAGTAATTTCTGCACCATCTTCCACAAATGCATATTTATCAGAATTATGAAACATTGCTGCAATAGTAAATAAATTATTGTCTTCTTTAACAGATATAACCTTAAAATCTTCTGTTTCTGTTGTGGCTCTCACTAATAACCACATTCCATTAACTTGAGGTGCAGAACTATATGCACTATCAACTGTTATAACAGAACCAGATATTGTAGATATTGTTTTAGTCTCAAGTGTGCCATCAGTAAGAATTACTGATAACTGATCACCAGTAGCTACTGTTGTTGGTAAGTCTTTCGTATTATCTACAGTTATTTGTGTAGTTGTAGCTGCTGATATTCTTCCTGACCTGCGTACACCACTACGAACAGGATCTTGTATTGTAATAACATCTCCTGGCCTTATTAAAGAACCTGCATCTGCTGTAGTAGTAAATGCAACTGTTTCAGTTTCATTGTTTTGTGTGTAAAGATGCCACAAACCCATTCTTCGTGCCTGTGCTTGATCACTACAACCTATCGCTTCTATATTTTTTACAACAACACCATATTTAGATTGATTTGCAGAAGTATCTTCTACAGTTTCATATTCATATGTTCTAGTCTCATTCTGAAAATATTTAACATTTACTACTGTATCTTTTGTAGCTTGACTAACACCTGTGTAAACAAAACCATCTTCTGTCACATTTGCATATGAAAAAAAATAACTACTTGTTGTTGGTCTGTCTTGTGAAAGTGTGATTTTGCCATCTTCATAAAATAATGAGGCTCTCATTATTGACGCAATTTTATTTAATAATGTATATGCTTGATGACTACTCTGTATAACAATATTGCAACTAAATCTAGGCGATGTACCACCTTGACCATTATCTATAAGAGTAGAGTTATATTCTGATGCAGAATAAAAAGCATATTTATCTACTTGATCTTCAGAAACAAAATCACCAAAACCTGCCCTAGTTTCCGTAATAATGTCATATAAAACCCAAGCTGGATCATTACAATATTCTTTTGTTGTTTTTAAAGTTCCATTAAAAGAACCACTAAACGACAAACTACCATCAGATCTAACAGTTGCGTTATGTGGTATTTTTACTAATCTTCCACGAACTCTATAAGTACGTCTTGGTATAGATCTAAATATTTCCGAATCAAATCTTAATGCACTTACAGCAGTATTTTCAAATGCACTAGGATCAAAAACTAACTCAGTTATTGATGTAAGTTCAAATGCGTTTTGTAATAAATTATCTGTACTATCTGCCGTTACTCTTGTTACAGTTACAGTTAGAGGAAAATCAGAGTTTTGAATATCATCAGGCAAAAATAATATATGATCTTTAAAATATGGTGATGTGCTTTTTCCTGTTATCCTACCTCCACCTGTATGAATATCACGATCTAAACCAGTAAGGTTACCAGTTGTATTTATTTTTTTTAATAATGTACCTGCTTGATTTTTAACTTCTATTGTATATTCAACAGTTGTACCTGATATATTTCCATCATCTTCAATTTTTTGTAATCTTGGAAAGCCTATAGTAACTCTTACACCTTCAGTAGACGTATCTGTAATAGTTATTACTTGTGGACTTGCAACAGTAACAGTAACACTTACAGTTCTATCTCTTTCAGTTTCTTTTAACCCTGGTATTTTTGTTTGTGAAGATGTACCAAAACGTGGAATAAATCTTGGTCTATTTGAATCAGCAGTACCAAAATTAAAATCAGAATCATCTGGATCTGTATTTGGTGCTGATTGTTTTAGTACTTGTGTATTATTTAAAAATACATCTTTTAAACTAGTTGTGTTGTAATTATTTGTTCCTTGTGTATGACCAGCAGCTATAGCAGATGGAAAACCTGCAATCTCTCCTTCTGCAATAACATCTACTAAAGTAACAAACTGACGAGAACCAATCTCGCCTTCTTTCATCTCATTGTCGTAATATCTTACATTAAGCTGACCTTCAACATCATTTTTCTTGAATCTAAGACTATTTGCATCAGTTATATCACTTGGTATAGTCATAATTAATCCTTAAATACAGGGGCAGTGTCTGTACCAGAACTGACCACGATTGAGCCAGTAAATACTTCTCCATATATTAAAGGTATACAAACACCACTTCTACTTACGTTTTGAATCCCACTAAATGAATAATTAACCCTTGCATCTGTTTCGCTTAGTCCACTTTCTACATCACCTACATTTGGCTGTTGCTGTGGAAATAGCATATTCGTAACACCACTTATAGCCATTGATGTACCAATAGCTGTCAAAATACCTCCAATCGCTGCAAATACTGCACCACCAATAGCAGTTGCAGCAGCACCAGCACCAAAAAATGCAGCAGCAACCCAAAACCATGCACCAGATACGACAGGAATAATCCGTATTTCACCCTCACTATTTACTAACAAATCTTCTTCTGTTTTTACAACATCATTATTGATTGTTATACGATACATATTTTCTTGTAGATGTTTATTTATCTCAGGGTGATTA